TCTGGGTGTGGATCGCGTAAGCAGCGCGCAGGCGTCGGCCGCATTCAAAACTTTTACGAGGAGATACTCACATGCTGATCAATAAGGCGAGTTTAACCGGGGTTTTCACCAACCTTAAAACCACTTTTAACAAGGCTTTCGAGGGCGCGCCGTCGGTCTGGGACAAAACGGCGATGCTCGTACCCTCCACCGCCGCCCAAAACCTGTATGCCTGGCTGGACCGCTTCCCTAAAATGCGGGAGTGGATCGGCGACAAGGTGGTCAAGGCCCTGGGCGCGCAGGCCTATACCATCATCAACAAGGAGTGGGAGGCCACGGTGTCGGTGCTGCGCAAGGACATCGAAACCGACCAGCTCGGCATCTACGGGCCGATGGCCCAGGACGCCGGCTTTTCGGCCAAACAGTGGCCCGACGAATTGGTGGCGGCGCTTAAAAACGGCGCCTTCACGGCCTTGTGTTACGACGGCCAGTACTTTTACGACACCGATCACCTGGTGGCCGGCGCCAGCGTGAGCAATCGCAGCGCCGTGGCGCTGTCGGCCGCGACCGGGGCGGCTGCCGCGGCCAGCTACGGTGCCGGCCGCACAGCCATCATGTCGTTTAAGGACGATGAGGGCCGGCCGCTGGGGCTGATCCCCAACCTGCTTGAAGTGCCGCCGGCCCTTGAGACCGTCGGGCGCATCCTGTGCGACGCCGACAAGCTGGGCGACGATACGCCCAACCCGTACAAAGGCACGGCCACGCTGCTGGTAAACCCCTGGCTGACCAGCACCACCGCCTGGTTCCTGCACGTCACCAACCGGCCGATCAAACCCTTCATCTTCCAGCAGCGCAAGGCGCCGGCGTTCGTGCAACAGACCAACATGGACAGTGACGATGTCTTTATGCGCGGCGAGTACAAGTTCGGCGCCGAGTCTTCGGGCAACGGCGGATATGGTCTGTGGCAGATGAGCTACGGATCGACCGGCGTATAACGGACCACCGAGGCGCATGAGCCTAATGTGATAAGCCCCCGGGCCATGATGCGCCGGGGGCGTCAAAAAAAAGATGGAAAGGAAGCAAAACATGATCAGAATCATTTGCCCCAAAGATGGATTCCGGCGGGCTGGCATAGCCCATCCCCAGGGCGCGACCGATTATCCCGACAAGGCCTTTACCTCCGAACAGTTAAAAGCCCTCAAGGCAGAGCCCATGCTGGCCGTGGAGATTGTGCCGGGAGACATCAAGAAGAGCGGCAAGAAAGAAGAAGTCAAGGAGTAACCCGTGGCCTACGCGACCGCGCAAGAACTGATCGACCGGGTGGGCATCGACGCCGTGGCGGCCGTTTCCGATCGCGACGGGGACGCGGCCGTCGAGGAAGAGGCCATCACGGCGGCCATCGATGACGCCAGCGCCGAGATCGACAGCTACCTTGCGGCGCGCTATCCGCTGCCGCTCGCCGATCCGCCGGCGGCCGTCAAGCGGGCGTGCATCGATATGGCCATGTACCACCTGTCCGGCAACCGGACCACCGAAGAGGTGGAAAAGCGCTACAAAAACGCGGTTGCCTGGCTGCGCGATGTGGCCAAGGGCCTGGCCACCCTGGGCAGCGCGCCGGCCGAAGCGTCCGTGGGCGGGGCGTCGTTTAGCGCCGGGGCGCGGCTTTCCACGCGCGAGAGTCTGAAAGGCGGCTTTTAGATGGCGGGTGTGGCGCTGCATATCGATCTATCAAGGCTCAAGCTGATCCAGCGCAGGCTCGATGCCCTGGCCAATTTTGACCGCTCGGCCCTGCTGGATGCGGTCGGCGATAATGTGGAAGCACAAACCAGGACGCGGCTTTCCGAAGAAAAGCACGCGCCCGACGGGGCGGCCTGGCCGCAATGGTCGGAAGCGTATGCGGCCACCCGGCACGCCGATCAAAGCTTCCTGGAGGGCGAAGGCACCTTGATCGACTCTATCGACCATGAGGTTATGGGTGACGAGGTCGAGATCGGCAGCAACCTGATCTATTCCCGGGTGCATCAGGAGGGCGCGGACTTTTCCATCATCAGCAACAAGGCCCACGTGCGCATTCCGGCGCGGCCGTACCTGGGAATTTCGGACGCAAACGAGGCCGAGATTGAGCGCACCATCGTCGAATGGTTCGAGGAGATTGCATGACGCTGCCCGCCATTCAGCAAGCCATCGTTGACGCTCTTTCCGCTGCCGGCCTGGGGGATTACGCCCAGGCGTATCCGGGCCGGATGTCGGTCGATGACTTAAAACGCCTGGTGGTGCGCGGCCATTCCACGGTGTGCGTGGGGTGCCTGGGGGTGCCGCGCGCCGAGAAAACGCCCGTGGGCGATGAATTGGAGACCCACTGGGCCGTCTACGTCCTGGCCCTGGACAGCCAGGGGCTGTCGCGCGATGCGGCGGCCATGACGCTGGTGACCCAGGTGGCGCGCATGGCGATCAATAACACCTGGGGCCGTGACGATCTGGACACGCCCGAGGCCATCCGCGGGGATAATCTTTACAGCGGCACGCTCGAACGGCGCGCCGTGGCGTTGTGGGCCGTCACTTTCCGGCAGAACTGGAAGCCGGTGGAAAGCGCCGCCGGCCTGGATGACCTGCTGCGCGTGGTGGCGGTGTGGGATCTGGATCAGGCACAAGACGGTGAGCCGACGCCCACCGATACAATCGAACTGGAAGGAGGCTCATGATGGGCACGCGATTTTTAAAACCTGCTGCCGGGCTGATCGTGCGGGACCCGGCCACCGGCCAGCCGCTCGCCCAGGACGGCGAAGCAAAACCGGATACGACCTATTGGCGACGGCGCCTGCGCGACGGGGATGTGCTCCCAGCGCCGGCACCCGAGCCCGCCCAAACCAAGGGAGGTAAAAGCAAATGACGATTTCCTTTAACACCATTCCGAGCAATTTGCGCGTACCGCTGACCTATGTCGAATTCGACAACAGCCGGGCCGTGGTGGGCACGCCGGCCATGCAGTACCGGATGCTCTTTATCGGTCAAAAACTGGCGGCGGGCAGCGCGGCGGTGAACACCCTGATGCAGGTGGCCACGGTGGGCGCTGCGGTGGCCTTGTTTGGCGCCGGATCCATGCTGGCGCGCATGATCGAACAGTTCAAGGCGGACAACCGATATATCGACTGCTGGGCCATCGCCTTGGCGGATCACGCCTCGGGCGTTTCGGCCACGGGCACCTTGACCCTCACCGGCCCGGCCACGGCCGCCGGCGTGCTGGCCCTTTACATCGGCGGGGACCGGGTGCGCGTCACCGTCACCGCGGGTATGACGGCGGCCCAGGCGGCCACGGCCGTGGCCGCGGCGGTCAACGCCGACACCACTTTGCCGGTGACCGCGGCGGCCGTGGATGCGGTGGTGACCTTCACCGCGCGCCACAAAGGCACGGTGGGCAACGACATCGACTTGCGCCTGAACTACTACTCGGAAGACGCGCTGCCGGTCGGCATCGGCGCGACGCTGGCCGCCATGAGCGCTGGCGCCTCCAACCCGGATGTGGCCGACGCCGTCACGGCGATGGGCGATCAGTGGTACCAGGGGATCGTGATGCCCTACACCGACAGCGCCAACATGACGGCCCTGGAGGCCGAGCTGTTGTCCCGCTGGAGCGGCACGCGCCAGATCGGCGGCATTGCTTACTGCGCCTATCGCGGTACCCACGCCAATGCCATTACTTTCGGGGATGGGCGTAATAGCCCGCTGGTGTGCTGCCTGGCCGCCGGCCAGACGCCTGACCCGCCTTATATCTGGGCGGCCGCGGTGGCCTCCCAGGCCAGCTTGAGCCTTTCCATCGATCCGGCCCGGCCGCTGCAAACGCTGCCGCTGACGGGTATTTTGCCGCCGCCCGAGTCGAGCCGCTGGACCTCCGAGGAGCGCAATCTGCTGCTCTGGGACGGCATGGCCACCTGGTATGTGGACGCCGGCGGCGTGGTGCGCATCGAGCGGCTGGTAACCATGTACCAGGAGAACGCCTATGGCCTGCCGGACCCCAGCTATCTGAACCTGACCACACCGGCCACGCTGGAGTATTTGCGCTACAGCCTGCGGGCGCGCATCACGCAAAAGTTCCCGCGCCACAAGCTGGCCGATGACGGCATCGACTACGGCCCGGGCCAGGCCATCGTGACGCCCAAGACGATCCGCGCCGAGATCATCGCCCTGGCCGAAGAGTGGGCGCAAAACGGCCTGATCGAAAACCTGGCCCAGTTCCGCGAGGACCTGGTGGTGGAACGTAACGGGAGCGACCGCGACCGGGTGGACACCCTGGTGCCGCCCGATATCGTCAACCAGTTCCGGGTGTTCGCGGCCCAGATTCAATTCATTCTGTAGGCGGTCGGCCCTGCGGCCGGCGGCTGTGAGGAGAAGAACATGCCCAAGACTTTAGGAATCGTGAAAGTAAAATTGGACGGCACGCTGCTGCACAGCAAGCCGGGCGCAACGCTCGATCCTGGCGGGCCGGTGCGCACCGCGGTCGAATCCGACCAGCCGGGTTTTTTTTCCGAGACGCGCAAGCCCGCGCGCATCGAGTGCAACCTGGTGGTCGATGCCGATTTTAGCGCCGACGCCCTGCGCCGGGCCGACGATGTGACGGCTATTTTCGAGGCCGACACCGGCCAGGTGTGGGTCATTAACCACGGCTATGTCACCGACCCGCCGACGATCACCGGCGGCAACAACGGCGGGGCAAAATTGACCATCGAAGGCCCTCCGGCCCAGGAGATGAAGTAAAATGGAACCGCTCAAAATCACCCTTAAACATCCGGTCAAGGCAGGAGATGAGCAGATCGACGAGCTGACCATCTCCCGGCGGCCAACGGCCAAGGACCTGCGCTGCATGGACCAGCAAAAAGGCGAGATCGCCAAGATGATGGCCCTGCTGGAGCGGCTGACCGGCGTGCCGTCGAGTGTGCTCGACGCAATGGACGGCGCCGATTTTACGCGCGCGGCTGAAGCGGTCAGCTCTTTTTTATCCTGATCCCATACCGCGAAGTGATGGCGGAGCTGGCCTATGTGTTTCACTTTCCGCCAAGCGAGTTATGGGAGATGGAAATCGAAGATTTGTGCATGTGGTACGAACAGGCCGTGAGGATCAGTGAGCAGCTTAAAAACTAGCATTGTCATCGACCTGGTCAATCGGGTCACCGAGCCGATCCGGCGCATTTCGCGATCCTTTGAAGGATTGCGACGCGCCGCCGGGCCGGCGCTGACCGACGTGAACACCAGGGCTTCGGCCCTGGCCGGCAGTGTGGGTTCGCTTGTGGGCAAACTGACGCTGCTGGGGGGCGCCGGCATTTGGGCGTTCAAGAGCCAGTTCGTCGATACGGCCTCGCAGTTCGAGCAGTTCACGGCGATCTTAGAGACGGTGGAGGGCGGCAGCGACAAGGCACGCCGCTCGATGGACTGGGTGAGCGATTTTGCGGCCAAGACGCCCTACGAGCTGGCCGAGGTGACCGATGCCTTTGTGAAGCTGCGGGCCTACGGCATGGATCCGATGAACGGCTTGTTAAAATCGATGGGGGACACTTCCGCCGCGATGGGCAAGCCATTGATGCAGGCGGTGGAAGCCGTTGCCGACGCGGTCACCGGTGAGTATGAGCGCTTGAAAGAGTTTGGCGTGAAAGCCGACACCAAGGGCAACCGCGTGCGTTTCAACTACACGGATAAGGACGGCAAGCAGCAGTTCAAAACGGTCGATAAGCGCAATCGTCAGATGATCCAGAGCACCCTGGAAGCGATCTGGAACGAGAAGTACGCCGGCGCGATGGATAAGCAAAGCCGCACCTGGCGCGGCATGGTGAGCAACCTTTCGGACCAATGGACGCGTTTTAAGGTCAAGGTGATGCAGGCCGGGGTATTCGACTGGATGAAGGGTAAGCTTTCCGACCTTCTGGCGCGGGTTGACAAAATGGCCGCCGACGGCAGCTTGGACCGTTACGCCCGGATGTGGTCCGTGGATATCAAGGCGGGCATGCTGGAGGCCTGGCGCGTCGGCACCGAATTGTGGCGCGGGTTCAAGCAGATCAAAGAAGTTGTTGATCAGGTAGCCGTAGCTGTGGGCGGCTATGACAATCTGCTCAAAATGCTGGCCATCACGATGGCGTCAAAAGTGTTCGTTGAGGCAGGCTTGTTATCGCTCTCCTTGGTAAAGTTGGGGTCTGAAGTGATCCCATTGCTTGCCAAAAACACCTCGACGCTGACATCCAACCTAAAAGGCTTGGGGCTTGCGCTGGCCCCCGTCGCAAAAGTAGCGGCTGTACTCTATGGCATCCATGAGTTCGCCCTCAAGCCTCTTGGAATGGGGATACCTGATTTACAAAAGAGTGGTGAGATTTATCAAGACTCGGTCAATAAGATGGCGGAAATGCTGTCTGGAAAACGCGACTGGAAGACAGGAGGGTTAATCAACGCGCAACCAAAAATAAGCGCCGAGTTAAAGGTGACCTTTGACCACAAGAATCAGAACTTTTCCGTCACCAAACTTAAATCCAGCCACGGCTTTGATGTGGAAACCGATACCGGACGCCTGATGGTGGCGCCGCGATGAAGGGCATGCGATGAGCTGGTTCGATAGCTTACAAATCGGATCTTTCCGGGGCATCGAGTTCCTCTTTGCCGACAGCGACGGCGAGCTGGGCCGGCGCATCGCGGTGTTCGAGTATCCGGGAAGGGATCTGCCCTATGTCGAGGATCTGGGGCGCCGGGCGCGCATCTTTTCGCTGGAGCTGATCGTGGCCGGGCCGAACTACATGGCGGCCCGGGATAATCTGGCGGCGGCCCTGGAGGCGCCCGGGCCGGGCATTCTGGTCCACCCCACCCTGGGTGAGCTGCGCGTGAGCGTGTACAGCGCGGCCGGTCCGCGCGAGAGCACCCGCGAGGGGGGCACGGCGCGCTTTTCGGTTTCGTTCATCGAGTCCGGAGAGTCGCGCTATCCGGCGGCCACGGCCGACGGGCGGCGCATCGTAACCGAAAAGATCGCGGCGGCCAATGCTTCGCTGGGCAATCAATTGCTCCGGCGTTTGAGTTTGATCGGCCCCAGCTTTATTTCGGAAGACGCGGTGGCCCAGGTTGCGAAGATGGCGGCCACCATCCACAAGGGCATCGTGGGGCTGCCGGAGCTGGCCGGCCAGACGGCCCTGATGCAGGATGTGGTGGCGCTCTCCACCAGCGCGGCCTCGCTGATCCGCGATCCCATCGATCTGGCCGACGCGGTGACGACGATCTTCGGCGACATCGTGACGGCCGTGGAGCGCCCGCTGCTGGCCTTTTCGGCCCTGAGCAGTTTCTGGGGATATTTGGGCACGGGCGACGCCATTCCGGGCACCACGGCCAGCCGGATGCGGCAGGCGGACAACCGGACGGCCCTGACCGATCTTTTTGTGACGGGGGCCTCCATCTCGGCGGCCGGGGCCGCCAGTCGCGCCGAATACGACAGCCAGGACGCGGCCAGCGCCGCCAGCCTGGCGGTGTGCGCCCAGCTCGACGTGGTGAGCCTGTCTTCCGACGACGGCCTTTATAACGCCTTGACCGATCTGCGGGCCGCCGTGGTGGCGGACCTTGGCAGCCGGCCTGGGCTGCCGCGCATCGTCTCATATCTGACGGTGGTGGTGACGCCGGCCCTGGCCCTGGCCCATCGGATCTACGGGGACGCCGCAAGGGCCGACGACATTGTCGCCCGCAACCGGATCAGCCACCCGGGCTTTGTGCCGAGCGGCCGCGCGCTGGAGGTGCTCAATGCCTAATGTCGTTCTTTCCGTGGGCGGGCGCGATTACAGCGGCTGGACGGGTGTGCGTATCCAGCGGGGCATCGAGCAGTTGTGCGGCCAGTTCAGCCTGACGCTCACCGAGCGCTGGCAAGGCCAGGATACGCCCCGGCCGGTCGCACCGGGCGATGCCTGTACGGTTGCGGCCGACGGCCAGGTGGTGATCACCGGCTATATAGATGATGTGCTGCCGCAGTTCGATGCGCAAAACCACCTGCTGCACGTGTCGGGCCGGGACGCGACCGGCGATCTGGTGGATTGCAGCGCGGCCAACGCGCCGGGACGCTGGGAGAACCGCACGCTGCTTCAGATCGCGGAAGAAATCTGCCGGCCGTTCGGCATAAGGGCTACGGCGGCAGCCGATGTCGGGCCGCGTTTTCGCGCGTTTGCCATCCAGCCGGGCGAGTCGGCCTTCGAAGTTATTGACCGGCTGTGCCGCTTTCGCGGGGTGCTGGCGACCTCCGACGGCGCGGGCGGCCTGGTGTTTACCGGCCCGGGAGAAGTGCGGGTGCCGGTGCGCATCGTTCAGGGCGAGAATATGCTGGCCGGATTCGGCGCATACTCCATTCGCGAGCGCTATTCGAGCTACACGGTCAAGGGGAGCGATAGCGGTTTTAACGAATCGACCCCTGAGCAGAACGCCAGCCCGGTGGGCGCGGCCGAAGATCCGAACGTGCCCAGGTACCGGCCGCTGATCCTGATCGCCGAGGGGTCGGCCGATGCGGCCAAGCTTAAAGCGCGCGCCGTGTGGGAGGCCGCCGTGCGGCGCGGGCGCTCGCGCCGGGCCACGGTGGCGGTGCAGGGCTGGTCCCATCCCGGTGGGGTGTGGGCGCCCAACACGCGCGTTTCGATCGATTCCTCCTTTTTGGGGATCGAGGGCGATATGCTGATCGCGGGTGTGACGTTGACCCATGACGAGTCCGGCACGCGGGCCGAGCTGGAGGTGTGCGCACCCGAAGCCTTTGCCGCGCTGGCCATATCCGAAGACGAGGAGGCCGCCGGATGGAACGGATGATCGCCCGAGCAATCGCCCCTATCTCCCGCAGGCTGCGCCTGCTGACGGCCCGCGCGGTGGTGCGCCTAGTAAACGACGGGCTGCGCGAACAGGGGGTTCAGCTTCAGCTGCTGGCCGGCGAAGTGGGCGATGCCGAGCGCTACCAGCACTATGGGTTTTCCTCGGTGCCGCATCCGGGCGCGGAGGCCATCGTGCTTTGCATCGGAGGCAGTCGCGAGCACCTGGTGACCATCGCGGATGGAGATCGGCGCTACCGGGTCATGAGCCAGGCGCCCGGCGAGGTGGCGATCTACACCGACGAGGGCGACAACATGCGCTGGCGGCGCGGCCGGTTGACGGAGATCAACACCCAGACCCTGCGGATCAACGCCACCACGCTTTGCGAGATCAACGCGCCTACCGTGCAGATCAACGCCGATACCGGGTGCAATATCGATGCGCCGCTGACGGCGGCCACGGGGGCGCTACAGGCCGGCCAGGACATCACCGACCGTGCGGCCCTTTCGGGCGGCGGTACCATGAACGGCATGCGCAGCGTATACAACGGCCACAGGCACAACGAAACCGGCACCGTCACCAACGTGCCCAACCAGCAGATGTGATCCATGTCCGACGTAGCATTGACCTATAGAAACGGCATCATCGACCTGGACTTCGGCGACGGCGGCACGGCCATCGACGACGGGTTGCGCACGGCGGTGATCGTCAGTCTGTTTTCGGACCGGCGCGCCGAGGCCGACGACGAGCTGCCCGACGGCAGCGCTGACCGACGCGGCTGGTGGGGCGATATTCATCCGCAGGTGGAAGAGGACCTGATCGGCTCTCGGCTGTGGCTGCTCTCCCGGGAAAAGCAAATGCCCGCCGTGCTGCGCCGCGCCGAGACTTACGCCCGCGAGGCGTTGCGCTGGCTGCTCGATGACGGGGTGGCGACGCTGGTGGAGGTTGCCGCCAGCAATCCGCGCGACGGGTTGCTGGCGCTGTCGATCCGTATCCGGTCGGCGCCCGGCGCGGAGGTGGTCTACCGGGCCGAGATAGGCGCCACCTGGCAACCCGGGAGCGATAGTATTCTGGATGAACTGAGCGATGCGATTTTTGACGAATCCGGCGTCGCGATCAGCGAGGAGTAGCGATGGCGTTTGACAGACCCGAGCTTTCGACCCTGATCAGCCGCACAGTGACGGACGTTAACAGCCGTTTCGACGGCACTTTCAACGCTCTGCGGCGCAAGGCAACATCGGTGTTCGCCCGCGTGCTGGCAGGGCTGGCGCACGGGCTTTACGGCTACATCGACTGGGCCGGTCGGCAGATCCTGCCGGACACCCAGGATGACGAGCAGTTGCTGCGCTACGGGGCCATGCTGGGCGTGACGCGCAAGCCCGAGGGCACGGCGGCGGGCACTCTCACCGTCACCGGCGCGGATGACGCGCTGATCGATGCGGGCACGCTATGGCAGCGAGCTGACGGGGTGGAATATGCCGCCACGGCCGGCGCGACCATTGCCGCCGGCAGCGCCACGGTGCCGGTGCGGGCGATGGTGCCGGGTACCGCCGGCAACGCGGAGGCAGCCACGGCGGTGGCGCTGGTGTCGCCCATCGCGGGGGTCAACGCATCGGCCGTGGTGGCCGCGGGCGGACTTGTCGGCGGGTTGGATATGGAGTCCATCGATCTTTACCGGCAAAGGGTGCTGGAGCGCACGGCCACTTATTACAGCGGCGCCAACGCGGCTGTGTATGTGAAGTGGGCCAAGGAGATCTCGGGCGTCACGCGCGCCTGGTGCTACGAGAACACGCCGGCGGCTGGATCGGTGACAGTGCTTTTCGTGTGCGACGACCAGGCGGGCGGCATCGTTCCGGACGCGGCCAAGATCGCCGATATGGAATCCTATTTGGAAGAACACACTGATCCGGTGACCGGGCAGCTCGTGGGCCGGGCGGTCAATGTGTCGCTGGTGGTGGATGCGCCGGCCACCCAGGCGGTCAACTTCACGATTTTGCCGAGCCCGAACACGACGGCCGTGCAGGCGGCCATCCAGGCCGAATTGACCGACATGCTCCGACGTGATTCGGCCCCTGGGGCGGATATACTGCTGTCGCATATTCGCGAGGCGATCAGCGTGGCGGTCGGCGAGACGGATTACGTGCTGACGGCGCCCGCGGCCAACGTATCCGTGCCCGACGGCACCATCGCCATTATGGGGACGATCACATGGGCCTGATCGATCAATATATAAGCCAGTTAAAAGCGCTTTTACCGCCGGGCAGCGCCTGGACGCGCGATGCCGGATCGAACCTGCACAAGTTCCTGGAAGGCATGGCGGCCGAGGCCGCGCGCATCCACGACCGGGTAGAGGATCTGCTGGCCGAGATGGATCCGGGACGCACGGTGGAGCTGCTCACCCAGTGGGAAACGGTCTGGGGCCTGCCGGACCCGTGCACCGGCCAGCTCGCCACCCTGGCCGAGCGGCGCGCGGTGCTACTTGCCCGGGTGACCGGCATCGGCAACCAGACGCCGGGCTTTTTCATCCGGTTGGCGGCCTCGCTGGGGTACACGGTGACGATCGACGAAAACGTGGGCGGAGACCCCACGGTGTGGCGGATCAATGCGCCAGAAGTGTCCGTGCGCTGGTTCCGCGCCGGGCAGAACCGGGCCGGCGATCGCATCCGCACCTGGGGCAATGAGCTTTTGGAGTGCGCCATTTTGGCGGCCAACCCGGCCCACTTAACTGTTCTTTTCGGATATGGAGCTTAGGGAGAAAAATGCACAAGATAGATTCACCCAACGCCACCGGCGCAAACGAATTCACCGACGGCGATCCGGCCCTGGGCGTACTTTCGACCGTGCTGTGGAGCAAGTGGCTCAACACCGTGCAGCGCGAGCTGATCGCCATTTTGACAGCGGCCGGCGTTACGCCCAGCGCCGCCAACGACGCCCAGGTCGTGGATGCTATTGCTGTGCTGATCGGCTCGCACAGCGCCCAAACCGCCGTCCACGGTGCCACCAGCACGGCCACGGCATCACGCATAATCTTGCGCGATGCCTTCGGCCGGACAAAGGTTGCCGAAGGGGTCTCCGGCGACGATGTGGTGGTTTTTAGTCAATTCGCCAATTCGAAACTGACCAATGGGTATCAACGGCTGCCGGGCGGCATAATAGCGCAGTGGGGTTCGGCAGGCGTTCAAATGACATCGGTTAATTCAACAACATCTATTACCGTAACCTTCCCTTTAGCGTTTCCGTCAGGAAATGCGCCGTTCACAATGGTGGCAAATATCTGTAGTTCCCCTATAGGGGAAGAATCGTGGACTGTATCGGTCGATAAAAACGGCGGCGCCACACAAGCAGTGATTTTATGCCGAAATTCTTTTGGGGCCGGTGCTGGACTTGCAACTGTTAATTGGTTTGCAATTGGACATTAGGAAGGGAGGGGTAATGCGCCGCAAAATCGCCATAGCTCTGGTTCTGCTGGCCGCCATCGGGATGTTCGGGGGGCTGTCCATTGCAGCTAAAATCAGCGAATATTTAACTGACGACGCCCCGGACGGCGCCGACTACCTGCTCGGGGTCGATACAGATGACACCACCCAGGGCGCGGCCGGCACCACGAAAAAATATGCCATGAGCACTCTGCCGATCAGCGTCCCGGTACAGTCGGCCCTGGATGCCAAACAGAACGCCGACGGCGCCGTCGATCCGGACAATATATCCGGCGACGACACCGACGATGATCAGCTCGATGGCGAGCAGGTATCTCCCGCGGCTTTGCAAAGCGTGACCGTGGCCGACTCCGGCGACGGCAATGCCGCGACCGGCACCGTCACGCCGACGGTAAACATTGCGCTGCACCAGATCTCACTCACCTGCTCGGACGCCGACGGCTGCTCAATGACCATGAGCGAGACCGGAGCGATCGCAGGCGCGGTGGTAACGATTACCAACATCGGCGCCAATGCGGCCACGTTCGCCGATACGGGCGGCGTGCAGGAACTTGTCGCGGCGTGCACCCTGGCGCAGTATGAAACGCTTACCCTGCAATACAAAGCGGACCGGTGGGTGGAGGTGTCGCGCGCGACCAACACCATCCAGATCAGCGCCATCGAGACCGGGGTGAATGCTTCGGATGGCACGTACAGCGGAACGTTTATTTCGCGTACGGTGGATTCCGGGGCCTCGGCATCCGCTTTCGGCCAGGCGTACCATATCGACACGGATGGCGAGTTGATCCCCGCCGATGCCGATGTGGCGGCCGCGGCAGCGATGCCGGTATTTTGCCTGGCCGTGGAATCGGGAACGGGAAGCAAACGCTGCCTGATCGAGGGGACCGTCACCGAGGCCGATTGGAACTGGACGGTTGGCGGCCTGATCTACGCAGGCGACGCCCCGGCGACCACTAGCGGGCTGACGCAGACTGCGCCGGCGACGACCGGAGATCAGGTGCAGGTCCTAGGTGTGGCACTTTCGGCGGATACGATCTTTTTTAAGCCCGCTCTGGTTTTGGTGGAGGTTCCATGATGCTCCGATTACTGCTTGCGCTGCTTGTTCCGCTTTGCCTTGCCACATCGGCTATCGCCCTGGACGGCGTGGTGGGCGTCAACCACCCGGCCAAGGTCTCGGACGTGGCAACGCCGGATAAGGTCGCCGGGGTGACCGGGCTTGCAACGGGCGGCGCCTCTTTTTCGGCGGCCGATAATTTTGACCGCGCCGATTCGAATACCCTGGGGGCGCTTTCCGGTGGCACCTATACCTGGAGCGAGGGGTTCGGCGACCTGGATATCGAGACCAACAGGGCCGGTCTGGGTACGGCCGGCACCGCCGGCGCCGTGATCGGGGCCAACCGGGCGACCGGCTATGTGCAATCGACCTGCAACGCGGAAGGGTCGGCCTCGTCGCAGCCGGGCGTGATCTTCTGGTATGTGGACAGCTCGAACTATTGGTATGCGTGCCTTGATCCGGATGACCCCGGCGGCAACGATATCGAGCTGCATCAGGTGTCTGGCGGGACGGACACCGAGATGGCCGATGCCGCGTTTACGGCGGTGGTGACCACCACCTATACGTTGCGCGTCACTTTCGGGGCGGCCTCGGTGGTGGTCAATGTGAATTCATCCAACTATATCACCCATAGCGGGTCGTTTGGTGCCAACAGCGGCGATGTGGGCATCATCCAGAACCGAGGCGGCGGAGCCACCGGCTGGAACGACGCTTTCGCGGCGGGAGAATAGAATGCTGATCAGGATGCTGGCTTATATCGTCTTCATTGTTTTGAGTGCCCAGCAGTGTTTCGCCGCGCCGGCAATTTCCGGCGTGGGAACGGTCACGCACGGGGCCTCCGTTACGATTGCCGGAGGGGGCTTCGGCGCGAATGCCGAGCCGGCCCCGGAGCTGTGGGACAACTTCGAGTTCGGCGGCAATGTCGGCCAATCGGTGGCTTTCTCCTCCGGTGGATGGGCCACGGACGGCACGGCCCCGGTGATCTCGACCACGAACAATCGCGGTGGTGCCAGTGTTCGCAACGCTATGGCCGTCGTCAGCGGGATCAACATCGACGGCAACTATCACGACATCATGTTCAAGGAAAACCTGGATCTGGCCGGCAAGGCCTACATCTCGTTCTGGGGGCGCTTCGCCTCGTATGCCCCCGGCGATCAGGTCAAATACTGGCGGCAGAGCGCCGGCGGGGCGACCGGGTATCCCACCTATTCGTACTTTCGCACTGATGGCTGGGCGCGCTATCAATACACCCGGCCTCCCGACAGTGGGTGCGAGCCTCCCGGTGTCGCTGAATTCTATGATACGGTGGAAAACACCAACCTGGGGCAATGGCAGTTCATCGAGATGGTGGCCGATTATGGGTCGGTCGGGGTGGCCAATGGGTCGATCCGCATTTACGCCAACGGCGTGGACCAGGGCGGCCGCAGCAATATTCAATTGCTGCATTATGCGGGCTGCCTGCCCGACGGCGCCCGGTTCGGCGAGTATATCCAGGACTCCAGCGGATCGGTAACAAATTACTTCGACGATATTTATATCGATAACACCTGGGCGCGCGTCGTCATCGGCAACGCCTCCACCTATTCGGCTTCGACGCACCGGGAGATGCAGATCCCATCGGCCTGGAGCGATACGTCGATCACGGTCACCGTGAATCGCGGCACGTTTGCCCCGGGCGGCACGGCCTACTTGTATGTCATCGACCCTGCCGGCGTGGTTTCGGCGGGCTATCCGATCACCGTGAATGATCCCGGCGGAGACACGACGGCTCCCACCGTCACGATATCGACCGCCGATCCCCAGAATATCGCCGCCGACAGCCTGTCGGTGGCATGGTCCGACTCCGATGCGGTAGGGGTCACCGCGCGCAAATGGCGCATCGGCGCGGCACCCAACGCCCTCGATGGCACGGCGGCCACCAGTCCGGCCACGGTGACCGGGTTCAACGAAGGGACCAACACGCTGTACGTGGGCGCGGGCGATGCGGCAGGCAACTGGGGATCGGACGCGATCACAGTCAACTACGCGCCGGAGTCGCCGACGCCGAACAACACCGTGCAGGATGTCCGTTACAATGCCGCCGGCAAAACCGGGCGCTACTCGAACGGCGGAATGGTGCTGACGCCGCCGTAATGATTGGCCGCCTGTCTTCAGGCGGCGCCAGGCAAAAACACGTTTCAGGGGACTCGCCACTATGGCCATCACGACAATTGACGGTATCATCGCCGGCATGCAGCCGCCGCAAGACTTCATAAAAACCTTCGTCACAATGGAGGCCGCAGGGCTTTTCCACTCTTCGTTTTATCTGGTCGGCCGACCCGGTGCAGCCGCTGTGCCTTCTCCGGGAATAGGCGGCGCTGCGCTGACATCGTATTCCGGCCAGATTCCATTTACCAACCCGGTGAGCGGCAACACCTATCTGGCACGCCTGCAGGCAGCGGCTGCCAACGGCGGGTGTTTGCTGCTGTGCGACCGGCTGTGGCATAATTCCGGCATCGCTATCACGACCACCACCGCCCAGACGGTCGATAGTGTGGCCTTTCCGCCGCGCGATCGCGATGGGACATCCAACGGTGAGAATGTGCTGGTGGCCTTAGAGGTCAGCACGGCCACCACCAACGCTTCGGCCGTCACCAATACGACGATGAGTTATACCAACCAGTCCGGCACAGCCGGCCGGACAGCCACCATCCCATCGTTTCCGGCGACCTGCACCGTGGCGGGCTTTATCCCATTTATGCTGCAAGCCGGGGATACCGGCGTGCGCTCCATCCAATCGATCACGCTGGGCACATCCTATGTGACCGGCGTCATCCATCTGGTGGCGTATCGGATACTGGCCCGCCTGGAGCTTGCGGTGGCCAATACGGGCAATTCTATTGATGCCGTCACGGGCGGCTTTCCCAGGCTATACGACAACACGGTCCCGTGGCTGGTGTGGCTCACGAGCACAACCGCCGGCACGATGATCAGCGGCCAAATGATCGTCACGCAAGGATAACCGATGGCAGTCACCGGAAGGGCGATACATCCGTTCAAATCGAGCTGGCTGCGCTGGCCCGAAAGCCTGCGCCCATCCATCGCCTGGGCGGATGCGGATCTTGCCGAAGTGGCCATCTGGTCCGACTTTTTCTTCCCAAGCTTGGCGACACCCCATTTACTGGCGGCCACTATTGTGACCTTTGGCGCTACGCCGGATGCTGCCCTGACGGTCAGCCGCGCGCTGGCTGCTCAAGCCGCATCAGTGACTGCCACCACCGACATCATCCTTCAGATTGCACGCGCGCTGTCGGCCGCAATCGCGTCTGGCAGCGTAACGCCCGACTCGCACCTTACGGTCAACCGCGCGCTGCAGGCCATAGCCATATCCGCGACGAATACGCCGGATGCCGATATCGAAACAGGCAAGGCTCTGGCGGCCATTATCGCGGCCGGCACGGTCACCGCCAATGCCAACCTCCAGGTGCCGTGCGCTCTGGTGGCCGCAATCGCGTCTGGCAGCGTAACGCCCGATCCGGCTTTAACGGTCAATCGGGCGCTGCAGGCCCAGATGCCCACGACATCTGCCACAGAGGATGCGGCAATGAACGTCTTGATCGCCGTGACAGTGGCGATTGCGCTGCAAAGCGTGACACCCGATGCTGACCTTGCCGTGGCCGCGCTGGGTGATATTCAAGCGCCATCGGTGGTGGCTTTATCCATCAGGAGAGATGTCGCGAGTGTGACGGCCCAGCGCCACCTTATATATAAAACCGCCCGCCGCGAAATTTCATCGAAAACACCGCTGCGGACCATCGTGTCTATTTAAAGGAGATTGGTATGCCAGGATCTATTGCCGACTATCTTGAGTCCGCGCTATTGGGCCACCTGTTCAATGCGGCCTGGACGCCACCGGCGAGCGTGTACCTGGCGCTTGGTACCGGCGTAACGGATGCAGCCCTGACCGGCGAGCCTTCCGGCAATGGGTACAGCCGGCAAGCATTATCGTTCGCTGCGGCGGCCTCGCGCTCGGTGGTACAAAATGCGGATGTCGTCTTCGGGCCTGTCACGACCATAAGTTGGGGCACCATGACCCACTGGGCCATCTATGATGCCCCCAGCAGCGGCAATTGCCTGGCCACGGGCCAGTTCTCAAGCGGCAAGATATGTTCCGTAGGCCGCAGCCCGCGTGTCGCCAGCGGTCAAACACAGGTTCAATTCACCGCCGGCGTAATATCCACGCTTTGGGCCAACCGCTTATTGGATCGCGCTTTTCGCAACGTCACCAGCGGCACAGCCAAGCCCAACACCTACGTGGCGCTATGCACCTCGGCGCCGGTTGACGCGGACAGCGACATCAGCGCCAAGGAGCCCTCCGGCAACTACGCGCGCGTGCAGGTCAACCCCAATGGAGGCTCCAGCCCGACATGGTCCGCCGTTTCCTCCGGTGCGCTCAGCAACGCCCACCAGGTTGATTTTCCGACGCCGAGCGCACCCTGGAGTCTCACCCATATGGCCGTCGTCAGTGCGGCAAGCGCCGGCGAATTGATCATGTACGCGGACATCACGGATGAGGTCTGCGGCATCGGCGATCCTGTGTACATTCCGCCCGGCGACCTCGATCTATCTTTGACGTAGGGGTGACAAATGGAGACCGTTTATATAGGCCGTTCAGGCTCCATCGACTTGCAACTCCTGGCCGATGGCGCCATCCTGACCCCTGAGCAAATGTCGGCCATTACCGACGTCGGCATCATCGCTTTCGGCACCAATTATCGAGCGTCAGCCTATCCGTCAGCATTCGACTTCACTACCCGTGCCGCCGAAGCCGTGGTGTCTCTGATGCTCGGTAATGTCCTGACCGACCCCGGCACTGATCTCTCGGCCCATCTGGTTATTTATTCGTCTGATTGGCCCCAAGGTATCGTGTGGGGGTGTATCGCGTTGCAGGTAAAAGCTTAAGGAGAGAGGCCGCCTTCTGGAGAGCTGTAACTCCCCAGAAGGCGAAGAGCTGTTCATGCCAGCCCCACATCCAAAAGGACGGCCTCTGTGCTCGGACCGAGCGGAGGGGCCAATATCACATTCATCCTAATTTGGACAAGGAGTCAGACATGAACAGCCCCTTAGCGTACATTGGCGGTAAGTCCAAGCTCTCAAAAACCATCATCGAAATGATGCCCAAACACAAAGCCTATTGCGAAGTTTTCGCAGGTGCGGCGTGGGTGTTTTTCAGGAAAGAGCCTTCCAGATACGAAGTCATCAACGATTTGGACGGTGAACTGGTCTGTTTTTACCGGGTGCTTCAAAACCATTTGGAGGAGTTTTTAAAGCAGTTTAAATGGCTGCTTTCTTCGAGGGAATGGTTCGAAGATTGGAAACGCCAGCAGGGCGCCGGCGGGTTGACCGATATTCAACGAGCCGCACGATATTATTATCTGCAGCGACTTTGCTTTGGCGGGCGCGTCAAAGGACGGACCTACGGTGCCTCTCCTTTGAGCCGCCCAAGAATCAATTTGTTGCGCATCGAGGAGGAGCTTTCGGAGGTCCATCTGCGCTTGGCAGGGGTAACTATCGAGCATTTATCCTGGCATGCGTTTTTAAGCACATATGATAAACCAGGCACCTTATTTTTCCTCGAGCCTCCTTATTACAAGGCACCCTATTACGCACACAACTTCGAACTGTCCGATTATATCGAGCTCGCCAACAGCCTCGCCGGACTCAGATCAAGGTTCATCTTGACCATCAACGATCATGAGGAAATGAGGGAGGTTTTTCGTAACTTTTATCAACGGCCTGTTTCTCTGATTTACACAGCAGCTCGCGGTAAGAATTCTAATGGCCGAGAACTGATCATCACGGACGTTTGAAACACCGTTAACGTGGTTTCAAACCATCCGGCGCGTGGTTTCAAACCATCCGGCGCGTTACAGCTTGCCAACACCAAGCGGAAACAAAAAAGGATTACAGCATTGCCGTAATCCTTTTATTGTTTTTGTGGCGCGCCCGGCCTGATTCGAACAGGCGACCTACGGATTCGTAGTCCGGTGCTCTATCCAGCTGAGCTACGGGCGCGAACAAAAGCGATTGAAACCGGGCACGTTCTTAAGCTATAGTCGCCGGGTTGTCAATGGTTAGTTCGTAATTGCGAGTATTGGCGAGGTGAAAGTTTCACCCGAAGTATTGGCAGTTAAACTGAGTTGACCGGGCCGTGAAAGCCCCCCTTTTATTCTTGCGATATAAGCTTCATGGACCCCACTGATGAGTATTTCATGCGCTTGGCTTTAACAGAAGCGCTCAAGGCCCGGCAACAGGGGGAGGTGCCGGTGGGGGCGGTATTGGTCGATGGCCACCGACGCCTATTGGCCAAAGGACGAAATCAAACCATCGCGCGCAGCGATCCTACCATGCATGCGGAGATCGCTGCCTTGCGCAAAGCCGGCCGAAAAGTCGGGAACTATCGATTGTTATCAACTACCTTATATGTTACGGTCGAGCCCTGCCTCATGTGCATGGGGGCAATCATCCATGCCCGGGTTGCACGTCTGGTTTTCGGGGCCCACGACCCCAAATGGGGAGCGGCGGGTTCCTTATACGATTTCGCCCACGATAAGCGCCTGAATCATCAACCCGAGACCGTTTCCGGCATCTGCGGGGAGGATTGCCGGGCGCTGATGCGTGGATTTTTCAAGGATAAAAGAGGACAAGCCAGAAGGAGTCTTTAGTGGCCAACATCGTGATCATCGGAACCCAATGGGGAGATGAAGGAAAAGGGAAGATTGTCGATCTGCTGGCGGAATACGCCGATCTGGTCGTGCGGTTCCAGGGCGGCAACAACGCCGGACACACAATGGTCGTCAAGGGGGAACAGGTGATCAGCCATTTGGTTCCCTCCGGTATTTTGCAAGGGAAGGTGTGCCTGATCGGCAACGGCGTGGTCGTCGATCCGTCCGTCCTGATCGAAGAGATGGATTACCTGACAGCCAAAGGCGTTGAATGCGGGCCGGAGCAATTGATGGTCAGCGATCGCGCCCACGTCATCATGCCTTACCACCAAGAGATCGACAAGGCGCGCGAAAAGAAAAAAGGTAAAGACAAAATAGGCACGACCGGGCGCGGCATCGGTCCTGCCTATGAAGACAAAGCCACCCGGAATGGATTGCGCTTTGTGGATTTGGTGGATCCGGATGGTTTCAGTGAAAAGCTTGCGTGCATCTTGCCCGAAAAAAATTTTTACCTGGAAAAATTCCTGGATGAAAAGCCGCTGGATCACGCCGCCATATTGGAAAAATTCACCGCCTATGCCAAGCGATTGGCCCCACACGTGGCCGATGTCTCGGTGGCCGTGAATCGCGCCATCCAGCAGGGCAAGCAGGTCCTCTTCGAAGGCGCCCAGGGCACCCATCTGGATATCGATCACGGAACATACCCATATGTCACCTCATCCAATACCATTTCAGGAAACGCATGTTGCGGCACAGGTGTTGGGCCGAAAAGCATCAACGGGGTCATGGGTGTGGTGAAAGCTTATACGACGCGCGTCGGCGCCGGGCCTTTCCCGTCGGAGTTACTCGATGATGTCGGCAACTACCTGCAATCCAAAGGTGCCGAGTTCGGTGCGACCACAGGACGGCGACGGCGGTGCGGATGGTTGGATACGGTCATCCTCAACAATGCCGTACGCCTCAATGGCCTGACCGGCCTGGCCATCACAAAGTTGGATGTTTTAGGGGGGTTGGATAGGTTGATGATTTGTACCGGCTATCGCTACAAAGGCAAGACTATGGATTTTTTTCCAGCCAGTTTGAAGGTCCTTGCCGAATGTGAACCGGTCTATGAGAGCATTGATGGATGGAAAGAGGATATTTCCAACATCGATCATTACGAAAAGCTGCCGGACCAGGTGAAAAAATATCTGAAGCGCATAGAAACACTATGCGGTGTGCCTGTTCAGATAATTTCGGTAGGGCCCCAACGCGATCAAACGATCGTTTTGGAGAATCCCTTCAGTCGGAAATAAGCGCCTGATCCTTTATGAGATCAAGGCTGATTTTAATCTTTTCAAATCAGGATAATGTATTGACTTTTGACTCCGCATGAAATAAAAGCGGCGCTTTAAAACGGGACATGGCTCAGTCTGGTAGAGCACAGCGTTCGGGACGCTGGGGTCGCAGGTTCAAATCCTGCTGTCCCGACCAAAAAATCAATAGGGATCGCGCTCGCGATCCCTATTTTTTTAGTTTTGTTTCTTGTAAACCCCTCGATATAACAAGATAATTATATAAGTATCAAAAACCATTGCAAAAATAAAAGCAGTGGCCTTGCGCGTAGCCGAGCCAAGCAATCCAGCAGCAGTAAACCAATGATATTTTTAGATGGTAACGCACTTATTTTCTTGACAAAAAAGCAACGGGACATTAGATATCTGAAGTTGCTGATGATATTAGATGGAATCCTTCATACCTCATAAAGGAGCAGTCGGATCATGACCCTGACCAAAGCCCAGATCGTCGATATCATTCATGAAGAATTGCCTTTTCCCAAAAACAAAAGCACGGAAGTAATTGAAGGCTTGATTGAGATCATTAAAAGGACTTTGGAGAATGGTGAAGATGTTCTTATCAGCGGTTTTGGGAAGTTCTGCGTGAAAAACAAACGCGAGAGGCGTGGACGAAATCCTGCCACTGGGGATGATCTCATCTTGTCACAGCGTAAGGTGGTGACCTTTAAGTGCTCGGGAAAGCTGCGTGAAAAGATCAATTCATAGATCGCGGCTCATTTAAGGAGTGCTGCCATCGGGCCTTTTAGATAAAAGTCTTTGCTTTTTTTTACTGCAAGGGCTTTTATGGCGATCCTGAGAATCCGCGGAAGACATTTTCGATATGGGTCATACTGCGCTGGGTAGAAACTTATGAATGAAAAAGAGGTGCAATAACAACCAGATCGAATATTTTAGGCATAAGTGCCGACTTCGAAAGCCTACCTTGGTTTGCGGACCACACCGCCGATGTCGCTCATGCAATGCGTTTTAATAGTGCCGCCACCCGTCCTTACCCTTCCGCTTCGAAAGCGAGAAGGTGTTCTCCCAGCCCATATCGTCCCATATTGTTCATGCCGCGCAAATGGGTTATCGACCGATTCCTTGATGGGCACGGCCCGACGATATACGTTAAGTCTTTGGATTTCCGACCGATGATACAAGAACCGGTGGTGGACTCCGACTTAAAAAGCGGAGTCCATCAGTGTCGGCAGAGGTTGCTTTTATGCTCACGGTCCGGTTCAATCATTCGTCGTTGAAGGTGGACGTTAGATGACTCCAGAGGAACGCTTAATTAAAGTCCAAATAAACATCGCCAAGTTGGCGAGCCTCTCCACAACGGTCGCTAAAGTACTTGATATCTGTAACAATCCGGCGTCTTCGCCCAATGATTTGAACCGTGTCATCTCGCTTGATCCTGTACTTACAGGACAGGTGATCAAATTGATCAACTCTGCTTACTATGCGATTCCCAATCGTGTGACCTCTTTGGCCAGAGCCATCATCATACTCGGAGTGAATACCGTCAAGAATCTGGTCCTGGCGACCTCTATACTGGCATCTTTTCGAAAAAGTCATATCCATGGCAGTTTTTCCGCGGATGCTTACTGGGCCCATTGTCTGTGCGTGGGAACTGTTTGCAAGGCGATCGCACAGATGCGCGAGGTGCCGGCATTGGAGCGGGAGGAATACTTTGTGGCCGGTTTATTGCACGATCTTGGAAAGCTACCGATGATCGCTTGTTTTGACGACTTGCATCAGCAGGCGGTGAAAGCGGCCGAAAATGAAAACATTCCACTGTTCCAAGCTGAACACAGGTATTTTGGTTTTGAGCATTGTCAAATAGGGCGTCTGATTGCAGCGAAATGGAAACTGGACCAAAGGATGAGAGATGCCATCGCTCACCATCACGATCCTTTATCCCAGGGTAGTGAACCCGGCGAACTTCTGATATATATTAGTTTGGCCAATCAACTGGCCAACCAATTTCAGATCGGCGGGGCAGGCGACGTATATTGCGACGAGCTCTTGATGCGCTCCTTGGCAGACCGCATCGGCATTGGGCTGGAAGCGATCCGGTCCATGAAGCCAATGATTTTGGAAGAGATCGACAAGGCGAAGGTATTCCTTGGTAAATAAAGCTCAGCAAAATTTCATGACGTTGAAATTCTGGGGGGTTAGAGGATCGATCCCATGCCCGGGCCCCACCACGGCACGTTATGGCGGCAATACATCATGTTTGGAATTGAGGCTGGCACCGTCTGGAAGACGGATCATCATCGATGCCGGCTCCGGGTTGCGCGAATTGGGCAATGGTCTGATATCGGAGCCGGAGAGCGAAAAGGGCATCCGTGCGGAAATCTTCCTCACCCATACGCACTGGGACCATATCATGGGGTTTCCCTTCTTCGCGCCGATTTACCAACCGGGATCGCAATTTACAATTTACGGTCCGGTGACCTACGAGGATGAACCACTTAAAGAGGTTTTAAGCGGGCAGTGGACCTATCGCTACTTCCCGGTCCGTCAGGAGGATATCTCTTCGCACATCAACTATGTTCATCTCAAGGAAGGGTACTACGATTTAGGCCAAGGACTGCAATTGCGGACGAAGTATCTCAATCACCCGCTGTTGTGTCTCGGGTATCGTTTTGAGTACATGGATAAGGTCCTTTGTACGGCCTTCGATACCGAACCTTTCAACAATGTATTCGCCTGCGATCCCTCCGATCCCGGATACGATCCGGTGGTCATCGCCCAGGGGGAACAAGCTGCCGCCGAGGAGAATCAGCGCCTGGAAAAGTTTGTCGAAGGCGCCGACCTGCTGATCTACGATACGCAATACACAGAAGAAGAGTACCGCAAGAGCCATGTGGGATGGGGACACTCTCCCATCGAACATGCCATTTCCATGGCACGACGAAATAAAATCAAGCGGTTGGCCCTTTTTCACCATGATATCCAGCGCACCGATGCACAATTGGATGCGCTTGCCTACCGGCATTGCCTTGATATTGGAGATGGTTTGGAAATTTTTTTTGCCAAGGAAGGGATGGAGATCGGACTTTAGAAACGTCTTCCTGAAGAATGGCCTCTTGAGGCAAGGCGGCAGGCTTTGCCGTGGATAAGGCAAGAATTTCTATATTTTTGAGATTCACCGCATTATCCAGAAGATAAGAATCCCCTTTCTTGAAAAAAAATCCATTGCCGGATTCATTCATATTATAGTTAATACTAATAATATAAGCAGATTAGATTTTACGCCGCATTTTTTCACCCTTTCCTTCGGAATTTGTGCATGACAGTTGCATGGTTAGGAGCGAAGGTCGTGTAATTCGTTGATCAGGAGGTATAGATGAAAATCAATCCCAATGACAAAGTACTTCAAGGCACGGCCGTTCCAAGGCCTACGTCCAAAACAGCTCCTATCGCAACGAGCTTTGCGGACATCCTGTCAAAAACCAACGAGGCTACCGCTCCACTGCCGGTGATGGCGCCGCCCATAATTCAGCCGATGATCATAACGCCTCTGGCATCGCAAAATGAGGTTTATCAGCGCACCGAAAGAATGCTGGACAGCATGGCCAATTACCAGTCCCTATTGGGAAACCCAAAATTAAACCTGCGGGAAATTGCACCAGCCGTGGCACAACTGAAGGAAGAATCGGTCTCCTTGGGGCCAATGC